CGTAAACATTTTCGCCCACAACCCAACTTGGTTTAACCTCTCTAATTGCTCTAAGCATTTCCGGCCAGAGGTGACGGTCATCTTCTTTGCCAAGTCGCTTTCCTGCTTGGGAGTATGGTTGGCAAGGAAATCCTCCTGAAATAAGGTCAATTGTTCCTTCATATTTTGTAAAGTCTGTTTTGGTGATGTCAGTAAAAGATTCTGCATTAGGCCAATAGTATTTAAGGACTTTTTGACCAAACTCATTCCATTCACAATGAAACACATTTTTCCATCCCATCCACTCAGCCGCTAAGTCAAAACCTCCTATCCCACTAAAGAGTGATCCGTGTCTCATTTGGATAGTTTATAAGCTGCAAAAGTTTTGTTTTTTATTGTGACATAATCAGTCCAAATAGTATGACCTTGATTCCTTAAATCAGCTATCCTGGCGGCTAATCTAAAACAACCAAACATTTTAAGAGCTTGAATGGCTGTGAGTCTTTTACCTGTCTTTAGGTATTCATAAATCTTTTGTGTCTGTGTCATCTTTCATTTTTTAGTGGTGAGTAGAGGTGGGTTAATTTTTCAAATGTGTAGTCAAATCCGTGTCTTTCTAACTTATCGCATACCCATTCAAAGTCCTCCTCCAAATGGTGTATGGCGTGCTGTGGGAATAAAGTAGTCCTAATGATAGGGTCTTTTTTAGAGACAATCCCTATATATTGATTGCCCCATTTAAAACGGTAAGTGGTTATTAGTTCCATTAGTTTTAGAATTTAATGAGTAAGTTTTAATGATATAATTTAGGTCAGCCCTATCCCACTTATGGATATCATTTCTCATTTTCTCTAATTGCTCAACTTTCTTAATACCTATTTTCTTAATTAAGTTTTTCCTATAACCAATTAAGTGGAACTCATCAAAACCATTGCATCTTATACATTCCCCATTGACATTGTATTCATTAAACCTTAAAGCAGAGCCTCCCTTTACCGGCACATAGTGGCCAGCATTCATCTGATCCACAGGTAGAGTCCTAAAACAAGAGATGCAAGTAAAATAACCCTGTTTTGAGTCTCTTTCTCTTATCCAGGCATTAAAGACCTTTTGTGCTTTAGCCAATAGTTTGGGTAAGGTTAGACTCTTGCTCATAGATTTAATTCTGCTTTCTTGTAAGATATTATGGTTCTAATTCCCTCTAATTGGTGAGTAGCAGAGGCATTGATTCTATCTGCCCAATTGACTAAGTAGTTAATATTTTTAGCACCACTACCTACAAACTTATTTACTAAACTTGGGGATAATTTTCTATCCAACTCTTGTTCCATAGCTTGTAAGAGTCCTTTATTAACTATGTCATCTTGGATAAACTTAGCCTGAGCAAGTAACTGACCTGACTTAGCAATTAAGATGTTTAAGTATTCAATCCTATCTAATAAGTCCTGTGGTTCAAGTCCAGCAGGGGTCTCTAAATAGGCTTGCATCTTAGAAAGGGAGGTCTCCAAGTCCGTTGTTGTCATCTTTAGGTTTATAAGTGTCCACAATAGTATTCCAGCCTTTGCCATCTTTTCTTTCTGTAATGGCTAACTTTAATTGTTTTTGATCCTTATAGTCAGTCATAACCTCAGGGTTAGCTTTTAGCCACTCAAATAACTCTTTAGGGTTAATTATTAGTTGGCCTTTAACAAAAGAAGGGGCATTTTCTTTAGGTGCAAATACCCTAACACCTTGTGGGAATTTTGTCATTTTACTTTAAATTTACTGTGATTGATGTGGTTGAACTCTTTGCTGGTGGGTATAAGGTAACTACCTCATCCTCTAATAAAGTTTGAACACCCTGGGCAGGGATAGCCTTTAAATACTTTTCCCTTGCTTTTAACTCATCTTCTATTACTGTAAGTTGGGCTTTTAGTTTGTTATAGGTAGGATCATTACAAACTGAGTAGTCATATTTAACACCCATTTCCTTAACCTCAAATCTTGCGTTAAAATGCTCAAAGGTCTTACCATACTTTGCAGCCTCATCTAAGGTCATTGATTTGTAGTCAGGGTCACTTGTAATATTCTTTATGACCTCCTCCATACATTTAACCTGGTAATGTATCTTTAAAGGGTCTGAATGACCATCTTTTATCCCTTTTATGACACTTTGTGCAAAAGCTTGCCTTTCAGCTTTAGTGGTCTCAAAAATGCTTAAATCGGTGGTGGTGATTAGGTTCATTTTACTGTCTTTTTGATGTGTTTGGAAATATCTTTTTGTGAAGGATTGACCATTTGGTCAAGAGGTTTCTGCACAGCCTCTAATCTATACTGAATAGCTTGATATCTTTTATAATCAGTACAAGTCTCAATAGTAGTGAGGGCAATCTCTTTATCTGCATCATCTAATGTGGAACTAAAGACTAAGTCTCTTAGTATCTTTCTTTCATCCTCTGTAGGACCATCAGGCTCCTTATTAAAGTCCATCTCCTCTGCTGGAGTAGCCTCAAAGCCTGCAGCTTTCATTAACCAACTTAAAATATTCCTAAAGGCTTTACCGGTAGCTCTTGTCTGAGCCATTGAACAAATTGCATACTCATCCCAAGTTCTTTTATTGCCCTCTTTATTAGAGCAAATGGCAAAACCTCTACTAACAACTGATCCATCAGCAATCCTAATAACTTCTACTGTGGCTGAGTATTTAACCTCAGAGTCAGAGGATATGTTTTGGACAGATTGAATAATAGGGATTAGACCTAACTGTGAGCCTGCAAACTGCCAAGACTCCACAAGTGGATAGCTTTTCCCTTTGATGTTAACTGTTAACTTTTGCTCTTTTACGAACCGTTGCAATTCGGCAGCAAGCTGCAAAGTTTGTGCAGGCTTACTTAAATCGTACTGAATTAGCTCTGACATTGTGTGGTGTTTATTAATGAATAAATATACTTAATCCATTCATTGAAATCTTTGGGTGGGTTGGGTGGATATGTTGTTTTCATAGTGGTGTTTTTAAAAATGCCCCCCAAGTAGAAACAAGGGGGTGATTGCTTGCCATATGAGAAAAAAACCTACTTAAATTCTGAGGGTTGATAAGACTTAGGAAATGCTTTAATAGCTTCATTAATAGCATACTCACACCCACAATGGAATAGAGTCATTGCTACAATGTTGATGTTGTTAGGGTCAATCTCAAAAGAGATTTTGCATCCTTTGTCTGAGTTAGTAATAACTACGGGAACATCAAGATGTTTAGAAATGATTGATGCTCTGTCTGAGTCGGAGAAAAATTCAATTTTCATTTTGATTAGTTTTAAAAGTTAAGCACAAAATTGATCTTGTAAAAGGCCTACAATGTAGGCAACTGCTAAGAGTACAATCAAGAGTTTAATCTGTGGTTTCATAATATTAAGTGCGTTGTAGAGTCGCACCCCTCTGGTTTATTTAGAATCTAATTTCGTGTCCTTCCCAATGCGATTTGTTTTCTTCGTAAGATTTAGGATTTTCAAGGCGTTCAATTTCCCTACTAATTAAGAAAGCCGATTTATCTCTTTGGGATTGCTCAAAGAAATTGCGTGGCATTTCATTGTAAAGATTTTCAAGTTGTGTTTTAAGTGCTTGTAAAGTTTCCATTTTGTTTGTTTTAATCGTTTTATAAATCGTTGACATCACAAATATAGGACTTATACACAATTACCAAAAATATTTTTCATATATTTTTTTAGCCTTTATGTTTGCAATATGGAAAATAAGAGAACAGGAAGGAAGCCTAAACCTGCACATCTTAAAGTGCATATGGTAGCCGCTTACCTTACATTAGAGCAGAAAGAGATGATAATCAATCAGTTTGGTAGTCTCACAAATGCAGTAAAACAACACATTTTAAGCAAATTAAGGCCAAATGGATATAGTAATAGCTTTGGGGACCGGAAGCCGCTGGATGGACAATGAGCTGAGATATGCTCTGAGGTCAATAGAGGCTTATTTGGAGGGTTTTGATGGAAAGGTAGTCTTGGTGGGTGAAAAGCCTAAATGGGTCCGTAATGTCCACCATATTGCCTTAGAGGATGTGCCTGGCAGAAAGAACTTTAGCATCTTTCAAAAGATAGTCACAGGATCAGAATGGATAGACTCAGATGACTTTATATTTTGGAATGATGACCACTTTCTTTTAAAGCCATTACACATTAAAGACTTTAAGTTTTGGTATGACCAAGACTGCCACTATTATGCCCATAAAGCCACAGGACTCTACAAGAAAGCCATAACCAACACCAACAACCTACCTGGAAAGAATAATTACTATACAGACATCCACACCCCTATCATCTACAACAAGCACAGATTTGCCAAATTAATACACTTACCGTGGAAACAAGAGTTTGTAATTAAATCAGCCTACACTAAAAATGAGGATGGCCCATTTGAAAGAATGGAGGATTTAAAAATTAACAGATTTTATACAGTCAATGAATGGATAGGCAAGACTTATAATAGACTATTTTTTTCAATTGGTTCCTATGCAGTCAATAATGACTTTAAGGTATTTATCAATCAACTTTATCCAAATAAATCACAATGGGAAAACTAATTTGGAACATTAAGCACTATTTAATTTATGGCACATTAGCCTATACTCTATATGCTTTGGTTTGCATCATCTACTTTTTTAAAGACATCTATGAGAATATTTATCCAAAGTCCAAACATTAACTCACCACACGGTGGTATTAGGGTTATAAATGAATGGGCAAACCGTTTAGAAGGTTTTGGGCATAGGGTTGTCTTGTACAATCAAGCTGGTGCATTAAGATGTACTTTGCAAGAGATTAAATGTAAGATTGTAAATACTACTAATCTTATAGCCAAGTCAGATGTCTTGATAGTAACAAGTCCACACGGTGCTTTTTTATTAGATAAAGATGTGCCTAAGAAGTTTGTATTCCTACAAATGTTAGAGCATTTGTTTAACCCAACTAATGCAAAGTTTTTCAATAATGCTATAGCCCTATATAAGACTCATCATCCAATCATCTCAATCAGCCAATGGAATATTAGAGTTCTACAACATCAGTTCCACAGAACAAGACCCATTCATTATGTAGGCAATGGTATTAACTTAAATGACTTCCCAATATCCTATAAACCTAAAGACTATAGGACAATCTTATTAGAATCACCTGAGCCAACTAATTATACTAAAGACACAGAAAGACTTGCCATACAAGTTGCCAAAGTCTTAAAAGAAAGAGGATATATCATAAAAGGTTTTGGATTAAAAGAACCTAAGGACAGAATATTTGATGAATTTGTGTTAAAGCCTGATCTAAAGACAATGAATAGACTTTATGAGGAAGCAACACTTTTACTAAAGGCTACTAAATATGATGCAAGGTCCACAGCTCCATTAGAGGCTGGCACAAAGGGAACAGTAACAATAAGAGCCATAACTGAGGGTGATGATGACTTAAATGAGACTAATTCATTCAAAGTAGGTTATTCGGTGGATAAACTGTATGATGCTACAATGTTTGCTTTAACTCATCGTGACCAATTAGATCAGAGGGCAGATGCAATCAGAGAATATGTAAAGACCCACACCTGGGATTATTGGATGCAAAAAATTAATCAAATAATATGTCAAGAGTCTTAATTGTTCTTTTAGAATACTATGAACCTGACTTTCAACAGACAGTCAAGTGTGTAGAAGATACAGACCTACCATTTGAAGTAGTAAGTAGGGATGGAGTAGGTAATATGTCAAGAGCCTACAATTCAATCCTTATGGACCCTTTATGGAAAGCAGATTATCTGTGGTTTGTTAGTAACATAACTTTTGATCCGGAGGTTCCGCATAAGTTAGCACACGAAATGGCTAAAGGTGAATGGGCGGCCTTACATCCTACAATGTCATCATCAGATCATAGATTCCAATGGCCTATTAAAGACTTTCAAGGCACTAAAGAAACACCATTTGTAGAATGGACAGCCCCAATGGTTAATGCTGAGGTATTTAGTGATAACCCTTTAGATGAGATGTTAGCTTATTACTATATGGACCTTGATTGGTGTTATAGAGTAAAAGAAAAAGGGTATAGAGTAGGGGTACACTATGGCACACAGATTGGACACACTTATCTAAGAAACAAAGAAGGACATCCTATAAGAGCAATAAGGAGTCAACTAAGAAACTATTGGACACCCATAAGTCAAAGACATATGACTGAAAAATATGGGAAAGATTGGACAACTAAACTATGGCCTAAGTAGTAAAGAATAACTTGACAACTGAAATATATGACACACACAGAACTCAAAGGAATTTACCACGAACTTGCTTTTTGGCAACAATTTGTAAAGACAGACCGATTCCTAAATGGATGGGTTAAGAAAATACAAACCCCTGAGTTACATCAAGAGGTGGCAGACTTTATCAAAAGTGTTCCACACGAAACTGTATTAGATGTCGGATCAGGAGTAGTCTCTATTCTCAATGGCTTAGTAATTGTCAGGGCTGTAGACCCATTAGGAGACCTTTACAGGCTTATTTTTGATTATGATAGACACAAGGTTCATCCTCCTATGGCCTTTCCTGCTGAGGAGTTACCTTTTAAAAATGAGTATGACATTGTACATATAAGCAATGCCATTGACCATACCCAAGACCCTTATAAAGCCTACAATGCCCTATTAAAAGCAGTAAAACCTGGAGGATACTTAATTATTCAAGGTTTTGAGAATGAGGCAACCTTTGAAAATTGGCAAGGATTTCATCAAAATGACATCTTTGTAGAGGAGATTTGGGATGACAGCAAAGACTACTTACTAAGACTTAAAAAAGGTGATGGCTATATTGAAACCATAGGACAAGACCCCTATAAGGTCATACAAAAGACCATAGGAGACAAAAGGTGGTTTATTTGGATAGTAAAAAAGTAACTTATGACAATCTGTGTAGATGTAGATGGGGTCCTTACTGATGGCAAGATATGGGTAAACCATCAAGGGGAAATCATTAAGTCATTCAATAACAAAGACTTAGGAGCAATAAAAGAACTTTTGGCTATGGGTTTTCAAGTCCATATAGTCACAGCCTCCTCTTGGCCAGGATCAGACTATTACCTAAAAAGGTCCGGTGCAGAGATACACCATATTAGAAACAAGGAGTCCATACCTTTTGACTACCAAATAGCAATAGGAGACTCAGCCTGGGATATTCCTATGCTTAATAAAGCCAAATATTGTTTCTGCCCATCAGATGCTTCAAAAGAGATAAAGGAGTTAGATGGTGTTCATATATTAGAAACAAAAGGAGGTCAAGGGGTAATGTTAGAGATGGTAAGAATACTTACTGAGTGGAATCCTAAGTTGTGAATAAGTATTTTTGCTAATATGGATAAAATTGATTATATTTGGTAGTGATTAGTAAAGTTAGGAAATAGATACAGCCCTTAGTCATTAGTTTGGCTAAGGGTTTTTATTTATGATAAAAAGAGTCCCCAAGTCTGAGATGCCCTGTAATAAGCCAATGAAAAGCTGGCTTAAAGGAAAGAAGAAGGTAGTTAAGGCTTGTGAGAATGGAGTAGAAAAGATAATTCACTTTGGAGACTCCTCAATGAAAGACTTTACTCAGCACAAGTCTAAGACAAGAAGAAAGTCCTACTGTGAAAGATCAGGAGGCATCAAAGGAACAGACACCAAACTAAGTGCAAACTATTGGTCAAGAAAGGTCCTTTGGAAATGCGGTAAAATGGGAAAGCAATGAGTTGCGGATGTAAGAAAATGGGTAAGAAGAAAAAGAAGAAGTAATGCCCTACAAATCAAAAGCACAAGCCGCCTACTTTAACATCAACAAGAAGAAACTTGAAAAGCAAGGTGTTAATGTAGATGAATGGAACAGAAAGTCTAAAGGTAAGAAACTACCTAAGCGAAAGAAATAAATGTCATCACTCAGCACAATAGATTGGGACCTTGTAGGAGAATACCTGGAGGCAGGTTGCTCAGGGGTTGAAATAGCCGCTAAACTTGGAATGCACGAAAACACTCTGTATCAACGATGTAAGTCGGATTTGGATAAGGATTTTGTGGCATTTAAACAAGAAAAGCAAGCCTCAGGAGATAGCATCCTAAGAAAAGTCCAATATGAAGCAGCAATTAAAGATAAAGACCGTGCTATGCTTATTTGGTTAGGCAAGCAAAGATTAGGTCAGAAAGAAAAAGCAGAACAAGACATAAAGGTTGAGGGTGGCATAAATATCACATTTAAGCCAGCCAATGAAGGAAGTAACGGTTAGATATACTAAGGTCTTTGAATGGAATTTAGAGGCTTATAAAGCCAAGTCCTACCGAGTGATTGCCAATCAGGGATCAACAAGGTCAGGCAAAACTTATTCCATATCACAGCTTTTAGCTCTTTACATACCGATAAAGGAAAAGGTCACGATTTCGGTGGTTAGCCCTTCTCTACCTCACTTAAAAAGAGGAGCAAGAAGGGATATTTTACAAATCTTAGAGGATGCACAAATCTACTCAGATGAGGCATTTAATAAGACTGACAATGTTTACCACTATCCTAATGGGTCTTACATTGAGTTCTTTGGTGCTGAAGATGCTGGCAAGGTTAGAGGTCCAGGTAGAGATATCCTTTACATAAATGAGGCAAATCTTTTACCCCACTCAATCTACCAACAATTAGCCCTAAGAACTAAGCAGACAATCTTTTTAGACTTTAACCCTGTTGATGAGGCTTCTTGGGTTTACGATGTAGCGGACAAAGAGGGTAACAAGTTAATCCACTCTACCTACAAAAACAACCCATTCCTTCCCAAAGAGCAAGTTGCTGAGATTGAAAGTCTCAGAGATGCTGATGACAATATGTGGAAGGTGTTTGGGTTAGGGGAAAGAGGTAAAAGTCAGGAGATTATTTACACCCATTGGAAACAAGGACCTTTCCCAACAGACTCAGAGGTTGTTTATGGTTTGGACTTTGGCTATTCAGTACCAACTGCATTAATCAAAGTAGGGTTTAAAGAAAATCAAACCTTTGCACACGAAATGTTATATGAGACCAAACTAACCACTAATGACCTAATTGAGAGGTTAAAAGGGTTAGACATAAAAAGGTCAGATGAGATATTTTGTGATGCAGCAGAGCCTAAAACAATTGAGGAACTAATCAGAGCAGGGTTTAATGCCAAGCCAGCAGAGAAAGATGTCTATGCTGGAATACAAAAGGTAAAAAGCCAACCTCTGACAATAACACCTGAGTCAACCAATCTCATAAAAGAGATTAGGTCCTACAAATGGAAAACAGATAAGGATGGCAAAGTACATCCTGATGAGAGTCCGGTAAAGATGTGGGATCACGGTTGCGATGCTATGCGGTATGCAATATTCACAAAACTAAACAAGCCAAGATTTGAAGTCTTGGCGTGGTAAATAAAATGGGCAAATTACAAGATGCGTGGAATGTGTTAAGAGGTAAGGCTTTACCCTTAATGAATGTAGGGCAGCCTTTTGCTTCTTACACAATGATGGGTGGCACTTATGTAGGTATTGCCGACAACAGAAAGAACTATATCACAGATGGATATCAGGTCAATGATATCATTTACACAGCAGTCACTTTAATTACGGATAAGGTAAAACTCCCTGAGTGGGCAGCTTACAAGGTTGTTGATGAGGCAGCCTTTAAGTCTTACCAGGGGTTGATGAGAAAGAAGGATATCAGCACACAAGACTTTAAGAAAGCAGTCCAATACAGAAAGAAAGCCTTAGAGCCTATTTATGTTGACAGACTATCTGAGCTTTTAAAGTACCCTAATGACTATGAGACTTTTCAGGATTTAGTAGCCAATTCAAGTGGTTGGAAACTAATCACAGGAGGTCGGACCGTATGGGCACAGACATTAGATTTAGGTGCTAATGCTGGTAAGCCTTTCCAATTACACAATCTCCCTTATCAAGAGATTAGCATAATAGCAACCACTAACCAATTCCCAATTATTGAGGAAGCATTTGTAATGACCAACCTTGCTGATGCTTACTTCCCTAAGAGTCAGGTTTTGCACGATAAGTACCAAAATTATGATTGGGATATCAATGGGGCGCACCTTTATGGTATGAGTCCTTTGAAATCAGCTCTTAGAAGGTTAAGTCGGTCTAACTCAGCTATCAAGGCATCAGCCGCAATGTTAGAGAATCAAGGTGTCAAGGGTGTCCTTTATATGGATGACCCAAGAGTGCTAAGTGCTGGAGTGGATGCAATGGATACAAGAAAGCAAGTAGAGGCAGTTAAGCAGAAACTTGTAGGCAAAGGGGAGTGGGTAGGATCAGACAATTGGGGTAGAATAGGAGTTAGTGGTTATAAGTTAGGATGGCAGTCTGTAGGACTTAGCCCTGTTGACTTATCAATCATTGAGTCTGAGAAGTGGGACCTAAAGAGATTTGGGGCTGTTTATGGCGTTCCAAGTCAACTTATGGGTGATTCTGAGAGTTCTACTTATAACAATGTCAGAGAGGCTGAAAAAGCCCTGACAGCACGGTGTGCAATCCCTCAATTGGTTTCATTCCGTAACCATTTCAATAGAAAGCTACAAACAGATTGGGGCTTTAAAGGACAGAATGTTTATGTTGACTTTGATCATACTGTATTTACTGAATTACAGGAGGATGTTAAAGAAAAATCAACCTGGATAAACCAGCTCAGAGCTTTGAGTCCTAATGAACAGAGAATGCACTTAGGATTAGAAAGAATAGACAACCCTCTATTTGATGAGCCTTGGATTACTACTCAGGATGGTATGCCTTTGAGTGAGTATGATGTGCAAGAGGAGGAAATGGAGGATGAAAGTCCTGAGGAAATGGATGAGGAGATAGATGATTGAGGATATTATAAAACAGACCTATCCAATAACCAAAAAGGAAAGGTGCTGTGCAATGTTAAGAGCAAAAATGGAAGCCAAAAGACAGGCTTTAAGAGATAGGTTAAATGACCAACAACGAAAGGATAGAATGGGCAAAGAAGTACCACAGGACCAACAGGAAATTTGGCAGCCAGTTCTTCCCTAAGGTTAAAAGGTCATTAGATAAGGTTGTAAGTTCTTTGATAGGTACTATAAAGAAAAAAGGAGCAAGGCAAACACTTGTGGAGCTTCGTACTAAGTTATGGAGTGATGACTTAAATAAGCCAATAGCAGACATCTACAAAAAAGTAGGTGTTTACTATGCCAATGAAACCTACAAACAGATT